GAATTGGTCCATTGGTTTTCTCCAAAGTTGCAGTGCCCATACTGCCTGCCTGCTTGAGTGTAGGAACGGCAAACGTATTGCACAAGAGTAATCTAGGTCAGAGCGATTTTGGCTATTTCTGCGCTAGTTTTGACTCGGGCCAGCCGCGCTCTGGCCACCCGAATTGACTCATGCACTGCCGCCACGTGACGAGTCAGCTCGACATGGGCTTTTACAAGCTGGGCGCCGGTAAGGACAACCTGAGTTTTGTCCGCGAGCCGCCAATTAGACTCGTAGTCAAGTTGGCAGGCCAACGCGGTGACAGCTGCGCACGCCAGATCGAGTCGGCTGGCTTCGTCCAGCCTGAAGGGTCCTATTCCAGCAACTTCGTAGGTGCCGACGAGCAGTTCGAATCGCTGAGCTTGCAGCTGCTGGTCAGCTAGTCCTCGAACCACCTCAATCTCTGGCGTGTACAGCTTAAACGAACTTCCGGATTCGGCGATTACGTAATCCTGCTTGTCGGGAATCTCCACCGACACTTCCCCGTCCATGCGCTGGGCGTCGGCATGTGCGGGATTCTTTGTTTCATACCACATGCGCATTTTGGCGCCTGGAAGCCCTATTGCGTAGATCATCGGTATCTCCGAATCATAACTGCGTTGCCACTAACCATCGTGATTCCGCTATTCTGGCCGGTCCAATACACGTTGACCGGGATAGTCCCAGCCCCCACTGACTTGAATCCAGCCAGCGATATACTGTCCCCAGGTTTAGTGCCGTTGCAGGCAAACACGTAGCTCGAGTCAATGTATAGCTGAAAACTCCAGCTGCGATCGCCAGCGAAAGACTGGAGGGCGGTGAATATCACTGCGATATCGCCGGCAAAGTCCATCACGACATTGGCGCTAAGGATTGTCTGACTCGACCCATTGCCCGACGCCCCCGTAGCGCTGGCACCTGTAATGTCAGTGACTGCGTCAGCCCCCATCTTGGCAGTCAGGACCTGGGAATCACCTATCTTCCCCGTCATAATACTGCCATTAACCAACAGATTGCCGTCAATGGTTACGTTGCCTACAATATCGACTCCACCGCCGCCATTGGCATCAGCGTAGATGCTCAACTGTGCACGTCCGCCTGCCACTGCCGTAAGAGTCCAGTAGGCTGCTAGCTTGCCAGCTACGGTGGCGTTTGTGCTGGCCTGAATCGTCAGGGTAGCTGTGTGCCCATTAACTGTCGACGTCAGCGCAGTAGTGCTGCTGGTTAGACTGCTAATGCTGGTGGCATGACTCGACAACGTGCTGGTGTGGCTACTAACCGTGCTGTTGAGTCCACTGACGCTGCTGTTCAGGCTGGTGATACTGGTGGCTTGAGCGGAATTCACCGAAACCACAGCTGCAATGTCTGTGGTGTGAGTCGCCAACGTAGTGGTGTGCCCGCCAACCGTTGTGTTGAGACTGTTAACGCTGGCCGTGAGACTCGTGATACTCGTAGCTTGAGCCGTGTTAACCGTCGCCACGGCTGTTATTTGACTTTGTTGACTCGCCAGCGCAGTCTCTGTGTCATTAGTTAGGACAGCTACATCGAGATTGATTCGCTCGCTGACCTCGGCCCAGAAGCCTGCCTGCCCTGCGCCACTATCAGCCCTGACGATTTGCGTGAACAAGGCCTCAGCGGATTCACGCGCAACCAGTGCGTTTGACTCAACTTGACTGGTAATCGACGATAGCTTAAGTTCGTAGCCTGCTTGAGTCAACGACAGACTGGCCATTTTGCGAGTCAGCTCGCCCAGGTCTAGTCCAGTGTTGGCACTTTCGAGTCTGGCGATAGCTACCTGATTGGCGTCTTGATGTGCTGCCACCAGCGCGGCCAGAAACTCAAGGTCAGTGGCCGCGCTGCTCAGTTTTTGCTCAGCACCAGCGAGTCCGGTCTGCAAGTCCACAACCTGAATCGACAAGTCTGGCGGAACATCCACATGCGTCTGCTGATTTTGGCTCAGAACGATGCCGGTCGCAGCCTTTTGCCCAACCCTGACGCCGCCCGCCGTAGTGCTGAGCACGCCTGCGCTGAGGTATATTGAGTCACCGGCCTCGCCATCAACTCCCCAGTCGGTAGTTCCGCCGACTAATCCTTGCGTCTGAATCCAGCCGTAGTCACCCGCGCCCGAGTTAGTGAAGTCCACACCGCCGAGCGACAAGTCGGCGCCTGACTCGGTGGCCAGCCCCTCAGGACTCAGAAAAGCCAATTGCCCAGTATTGCCTGAGGCAACTTCGTAGCCAAACTTGACAAACTTGACTGAGACAGCGCTATCCCCGACTCGGGCCTTGGTCTCAACGCCCCGCGGGTATTCCTGTTTGAAATACCTGGTGGTGAGTTCACGCTCGGTGAGAGTCAAACTGCCCGTAACGGCGCCCATGCCGAATCCGCGCATGGAGTCAGCCAACTCCTTGAGGTATTCGTACAGAACGGGACTCAATTCCTGTATCTCGACAGGAATGTCGCCCCTAAAGCTGTTGATTTCAGACAGACCCATGACTCACCAGAAGCCCAGCTTGGTGTTCAAAGCCAAGACGATGGCCACTGCCGTAGCGAAGTAGGCTACGTAGTGGGGGAGTCGTTCGGCAAAGCTAAGCTGGGCCTTGCGCGCAATCTCCCCGGCCAGAAGCTTGGCTACGTCTGCCTTGAGATTTGTGACTTGGAGTTGAAGATCCCTGGACTCAAGTTGGATAAGTCTGGAATTGATTTCGCCAACCTGCTTGGCAATGTCGTCTACTTGCTTGGCCATATGCTCCATCGACGCCATCAAGTGCCCCCATGCTTCGTCACGATTCTGCGCCATTTTACCAGCTTCCTCCAACATCAGCTGTCTCCCCGGATACGAATCCAAGCCGCATAGCCTGATACATGGAGTAGCTGGTCCTGGCTCTCTCGGTGTCTGCCGTTCGTTTGTAGACCTTCGCCCTGAGTCCCTCCTCAATCAACGCCGTATGGCGGAGCAGTATCCAGTTGGTGCAGAGTCGGTTAGCGTCGGCCCGGACACTGGCGTCTGTGTCGTATTCGGCCTTGTAAGTGGGGACTCCAGCCAAGTCGTAGACCACAGGCCGATCTGCACTCGCGTAGTATGCCAGCGACGGCGGATACTCATACCAGCTTGGGCTGAGCAGAGCGAGTCGCCCTCCGTAATTCCGAAAGAACACGCGCGTGCCTGACCGGTAAAACCAGTGGCGCTCTGTGTTCATCACCCGACTCGGCTGGTTCAATTCTTTTGCCCAAACTGGGTATCCGTCTTGATCGAACACTGAGTCATACCTGACGGCCGCCATACACTGGAACAGGGCCACATTGGGAATATCCCAAGCGAATCCCTGCTCAGTATCAGCGCCGAGAATATCCTCCTTGAGGTTATCCTTGAACACTTGGATACCGCCACGCTCGGGATGCGTGTGGACCTCGCGAACCGTTTGATTCAGGTAGGAGCAAATTTCCTGCCTGAGGTCGGGACGCTTTGTCTCCAGCACCAACGAGTCGACGATTTGGGAAAAGGTAGTCATGCGGAGTCCTTACGGTTGGGCCTGTGCCGCCAGTATTTCGTCGCGCTTGGCCGTCAACCCGCGCGACGCCAAAGCGCCAGCCACCCCAGCTTCCAGCTCTTTAACGGAAAAGTCCGCCCAGACTCGGGCATAATCGTCAGCCACCTCGGTTGGAAAGCTGTCCAACCCCACCTGTGCGCAAACATACGCCAAGTAGGTCTCGTTTGACTCATGCAAGTCTTGGCCATCGCGGACTCTATCCAAGTTGGCCATCAGCCTGGCTTTGGTGACACCGTCATTTTGTGATTTGGTAAGCACTTTGATTCTCCTTAGGTGCCGATTGCCACGAGTCCAGCATTGTTCCACAGTATACCTGGGCCCGGGTTAGCTGCTGGGAGTCCTGATATATGCAACACATTTCCGCTTGCGCCCGTCCCTGCACCCTCAGGCCGGAGAAACGCCACGCCAGCCGTTGACATACCTCTGGCGAGTCGACGATAGTTACTGACGTCTGTGTAGGTGCCATATACCAGACTCGACTGCCCATTAGCCCCGTTACGTTGACCCATCACCCCAGCAGTTTCCCGTAGCAAGATGGTGTCTGCGCCCATAAAAGCGCTGCCTGATGTGAACCCGAGTCTGGCGGTGCTGGCCATGTCGATTCCGCTAGAATACGCAAATATAACGGCAGTTGCCCCGCTGTAAACACCAAGTCCAGTGCTAGTGCTCGGATAGCCGTCATTGTCCATCCAGAACTTACTGACTCCACCCAGCTGCCAGTCAAACGGTTTGGAGGTAGAGGACTGCGCCGTCTGCGTGATGTTGAATTTGAATCCAGTGAATGCTACCCCAGAATTATTCCAAGTTTGGCTGAGGTCCAGAATCGGCTTGCTGGCTGTAACAGTTGCGCCTGAGATTGCCAAGCTACGATTCGCATCGTCCCACGCGGTTCCCGACGCCCCGCCCATGGCACCTGCATTGTTATACTGAAACTGAGTCGTCGACCCAGCCGCACCAGCCGCAGGCACTGCCCACGTGCCGTCAGCCCGCAGGAAGTTAGTAGTGCCGCCACCACTGGCGGGTGCGAGTCCCTTGAGCGCACTGGTAAACACGTTCAGCAGCGTAGTGGCTTGGGTTCCAGTCAGTGCCTCGGGGACGCCGGTAGCCGCAGTGACTCGGCCGATGAACGTGGCCGTAGCTATATTGGCCATTTTGGCCAGAGTCACCGTGCCTGCGCCAATCGTAGTAGCGTTTGACCCCGCCCCTGCTGTAACATCGCCCGTCATTGCCGGGAACCGTGCGGCCGGAATCGTGCCTGTGCCAAGATCGCTCGCGCTGCCGCTGGTGGCCACCGTAGCTAGGCCCAGAATCGTGATTACTTGCGCAGCTGTAAGTTCTTCGCCAGCGCCAGCCCCAGCGCCGAAACCGTGGCAATGGCTTGAGTGCCTGTGTGGTTGGCTCGACTCAGCAGGGTGGCATCAGACGAGTTGGCTGTAGCGCCAGTCGCGACTCCAGCCAACTTAGTTTTCTCTGCGCCAGTGTAGGCCTTGTTCGTAGCCCCGTCGACTACCGTGTCGGCCGATTGAGTCCCGGTGTGATTGGCTCTAGCAAGCAGGACCGCGTCACTGCTGTTCGTAGTAGCGCCGGCCGCGACTCCATCCAGCTTGGTCTTGTCGGCCCCGGTCATGAATCCAGCCGCGCCAGCCGCAACCACATTAGCGTGAACCGCGCCGCCAGCGCCCGCGTGGGCTGCTGCAACGAAATCGCCCGTGAGGCTGAGGGCTGCTGTTCCGAGTCCAAGAGTGCCGCGCACAGTAGCTGCGTCGGCATCATCCAGCAAGGTTCTGGCAAACGCCGTAACTACACCTGAGTCAAACGCCCAGTTGGCTCCGCTGCCGCTGACCACCACGTCACCCTTGTCACCGTCAGTGACTCCAGACGTAACGACTATCTGGCTACCCGAGAACCCGAGTCCAGCACCAAGCGACAGTTCCTCCAGCGCGCCGGAGCCGCCAGTGACTCGACCTAGAATTCGCGAAGTGTTCGCGGTAAGCCCGGAGGCGGTTGCGTCGCCAGCAACCGCCTTGGCTGCGAGGGCAGCCGTGAGTCCGGTGACGTCACCTTGCACATGGCCGTGGCCCAACGCACTGTAAAGAGTATTGGCGACTGCTTGAGTCAGGTAGGACGCCAGTAACGCAGGATCGACCGTCCAAGTAGCGCCGCTCGCACTGACGATCACATCGCCTTTGTCACCATCGGTAACGCCGACTCCGAGATCAGCGATACCAAGATTGGCGCGGGCAGCCGCTTGCGCTATGACACCTTCGGCGGCGATTTCACTGAGTCGATTGGCCAACGCCAACGGCCAGTCAGGCGGAAACGGAGACACTGCCTCCGACGTCACCAGCGAGATATTGCTGCGATCAATTGACGGCAACTGCGCCAAGATTCGCGTAAAGATGATTTTATCATCTTCGTTTGTGATACGCAGAATGCCAGATACGAAGCGAAATTTGCCGACTTGGTAGCCAGGCACACGGACATTTGAGTAGACGTCGTCAGCCATGGGAGTATCCGTATACTCGAGTCAAACTAGGGGGTGGCAGCATCGTCGAACGGCTGCCACCCCATGTTGTCGCGCGCGAGTCGATCAGCCCTGCTGAACTGCGCTCGGCGCCGCCGTCGTGTTGCCGGTGTGGTCGATTCCACGCACCATGCTGACGCCGGCGTTGGCCAGCTGCGGAGGACCGGCCAGCTTGCGAATCCGCGCCTGCTCTTGGATTGGCTGCGAATGAATCAAATCTTCGAACACGGCGCTGTCCGCATCGCTCAGCGACAGATAGCCCTTGGTGAACTCGAAGCCGCCGATCTGGTAGCGCTCGATTGGCAGGCAAGTGTAGTGCTGAGTCAGCGCGGGGGCACTGTCCGCCAGAGTCGGGGCACTGGCCACGGCAGCAATTTCGGCCGTCTTTGAGTCCTCGGTTTCCTTGGCGGCAGCGGCCAGCTTTGCCTCGGCTTCTGGATCGGGCTTGTAGAATGGACTTGACATGAATCACCTCAAAAATTGGCCGGTGTTCTGCTCCCGGCCTAGTGGGGAGTTTGAGACTCGCAATGAGTCCCAGCGGAACGTGGTTAGCTGGACTTGACGCCGGTCGTGATGTTGCGGTAGATACCCATGGTCTGCGCGGCGCCAACCGCGATTCCCATTTCCGCCGTGATCACGCCCTGATCCGCGTCCTTGCCGGCGATTCGACGGCCGCTGGCGTCATAGCCTTCACTCTCAGGCTCGCGCAGCACCTTCTTCTTGAGTCCGCCTGGGTGGAACACATACAGCTCCTTCTGCCAGGTCGGGTTCTCGACCATGAGGGGATGGGTCATGATCTTGAGTCGACCGAACTGCGAAATCACCGTAGTGATCTTGATGCCGAAAGCTTCCTCTTCCTTCTGGAGTTCGTAGGTGCCGTCGAGTCGCGCCATCCGGTTGAACTGGCTCAGGGCAATATCGCCGCCAAAGCAGAGTCGCTCATTGGGCTGGCCCTTGACGTTCTTCGAGAAGATTTGCCGCATGAACGACTCGAAGTCGGTGAAGGAAAGCTGGCCGGCGATGGCCCCAGCACCCGGAGCCGCCGAGTTTGCGGTCGTCACGATTCCGCCATACTGGCTGATCTGCGCCAAAATGCCGTCAGTGGTGCGGAACGGCTTCTGCGAGAGGATGCGAACATCCTTGACTCCCCAGAGGAACGCCCGCTCAATGTCCTCGGCGTGATAGGTCGCGCAGTCCCGCTTGTTCTTGGCAATCTTGCTGCCGGTGCGGAACGTAACTGCCTTGGCGGTACCGCTGACTCCCCACGCGTTGCGGAAAATCTGCGTGTAGTTGGTCCGCGCGATGCCCTGCTGAGTTACAGGCGTTGGCATATCACTGGACTCAGTCTGGGCATTGCCGATGCTCTGCGCAAACATTGCCGTGGTGATGGCCGTGGGCGTGGTGCCGCCGAGTCCACGAAGCACGGTCAGGTCGTTGCCGTTGACGGCCGTAACCAGCAGAACTTCGCCGGTCTGCTCGACCAGAATCACCTGCTGCGGGACATAGAGACTCCCGTCGGCCACCGTAACGGTAGTCACAACAGTGTTCGCTGCCACGGTGAACGCCGTTCGCATGGACTGGTGAATATCTTCGAACCAGTTGAACGAGGTGTCGCTGGCCGACTCCTTGGCCATGCCACTCGTCAGTGCGAGGAGCAGGCTGGTGCCGGTGGGATTCACTTCGAGCATGGTGGAGGCAAAGTCGCCGACACGATCCCCGATGATTCCCTGATTTGATGCGTAAATGCCTTGGATCATTGTATTCGCTCCATATTAACGGGACATAAGATCTTCCACAAGACTCAGTGCCCCAGGGCTGATGTTGTCGCCAGAATTGCCCGGCGCGTCGTTGATTCCCAGTTCAGTGCCCGCGCCCTTCGCGACGTATTTCAGCATGTCCCGAGTCATGGCAATCGCTGCTTCACGATTGTTCTTGGTGTGCCCAAGCGCCTGCTTGTAGATAGACGAAATCATCGGCCTGATTCCAGGATCGGCAGCAGCCTGAGGAAACTCTTTCATCAAAGAAGCATCATCATCGCGGCTACCGAAGTGTTCCTGAATCCGAGCCTCCACTTGCGCCATCAGATGCTGGCCATAGGTTTGCATCAGCTGGGCACTCATGGTGACTGCGTTCCGGACGGACTCGCGGTGGCTCTGCACCATCGCCGAATTGATTCCGTCAAGATTGCCATCGGCTATCTGGTTTGCAGTCTCCTGTGTGAACACCGGTTGAAACGCCATCTGCTCAAGCTGTTGAGCGAATCGCTGGCCAATCTGTGTGCCTTGATCCGCCGCCGGCTGAGCAGCTGGGGTGCCACCTCCCTGAGTCCCAGAATCGGCAGAACCCCCGGAAGGCGATTGCTGGCTCTCGGAAGGCGGCGATTGCCAGAATGAGGCAGGGTCAAACGACTGTCCAGCGTTATCTCCGGCTGGAGTCTGACTTGCGCTCCCGCCTGCATTACCTTGAGGGTTATCCCCGCCAGCACCCGAGTCGCCGCCTCCGGCAGTGTGATCCGGCGCGCGCATCAGTCGACCAGCTTTGCGCTCGGCGGGAGTCATGCGAATCATTGTATTATTCCACTTCATTGTTCTGCTCCTTGACAAAAGTTTCACCCAACTCAGTTAATTCGCGCAGTTGGACAGCGCGGTGACGGTAGGTAACGATTCTTGCGGCCAATGCTTCGTGTGACTCCGAGGTAGAGCCGGCGGCTAGACGCGCGAGTTCTTCCTCCTCCTGTAATTCAATGACTCCACAAAGATGCAACGTGACCAACGCAGACCGAACGCTGCTACGCTCAGGCTCAGGTAGGCGGTTGATTAGGTCCGAGTCAAACATAGCAAATTATCCGTAGATCGGCTCAGAGAGCGCTTGCGGGTTCGTTGCGGGAGCGATGCCAGCCTGCTCCCCACCAGCCGCTGCAGCCGCCCCCGCTTCTGGAGTCCCCGGCTTGATCACAAACTGCTTCATGTCAACATCAATGTCAATCATGCTGGTCCAATAATCAATCAGGCCCAGCAAGTCGATTCCCTGGCTGGCCTGTGGAGCCTGAATCAGAGCAAAGATGATCTGCTGCAAGTTGCTGGCGGCTGACTGGCGGTCAATTGCTTTGAGTCCCTGACCAATAATGAAGGGCAAATCGGTATCCCGCAGCGCATTCAAGTCAATCTTGACTGGCTTGCCGGTATAGAAATCCGTAACCTCGCCGCCGTCAGGCTGATACTGGATAATGTTGTAATACATAGCGAATCGCACATTGCGAAACACGCTGTCGTCAAGGAGTCGCGCTGCTTTCTGCTGGCGACGATTCGACCCCTGCTGAACAGCCGCCACTTGACTGTCGACTGCGCGATCAATGCTGGCGATCTGACTCGGCAAACTCTGCGTCGGGAAGAACTGGTTGATAATATCCATGACTCCGCCCAAGTCCTGCAAAGTCTGCTTGGTTTCAAGGCTGCTGCCGTGCTCCCAAATGAACTCGTTGATATTCCGGCCTTGCGCACCGGGCTTGAGTGGGACTCGGGCGGCAACTTCGCCCTCCGGAATCGATTTCAGGTCGATAGCAGACGGGTCGTAGCCGATCAGGCCCCAGATGTTCTTGCGAGTCGCTGTGACATGCGTGTTGAGCAAGAAGCTGGCAAAGTCCTGCAGCGGCTGGAGGATTTCTGCGGTAGACTTCTGACTCGCACCCATCAAATCGTCATTGAGCAAGCCCAAAAAGTAAGGCAGATAGCCGTGAATGTTGTTCATGTAAGTCGCGTCGATGATGAACTTGTTGTTAAGCACCGTGAATCGCCATGTCTCATACCGGCTGCGGGACTTCCCGGCTGCACCAGCACTCGGCACGAGTCCGAACTCAGTCGGGTTGATCTTGATATAGATGTCAACGAGTTCGAATCCCTTGTTGTTGCCGGCGGTAGTCTCGGTCAGAATCGCCTTCCAGTTGGTGCCACCACTCTGGTCAACGTCCATCATGGCCTCGACAGGTGGATTCACGTAATAAGTGCAGTTGCTGCTGCCGTCGAAAGACTCCAGCGCGCTTTCACAGTTGAAATAGTAGCCCTGACTCGCCTTGTTCTGCAGCCAATAGTAGCTGCGCATCTTGGCTACGGCGGCAAATTCACCATCACAGTGAAGTCGAGTCGGGTGCACACTGGCATCCCGCAAAAAGTTGTAGACGTCGATGGCTTCCAACCGGTTGCCCTGCCATGTCAGTTCTGAGTCAAGCTTGTCAGTTCCATCAGGCTGGCGCGAGAGCTTTGGCCCCTGCTCTTTGGACCAGTTGACGTGGAATCCGCCGGTGTTATATTTGAGGAAGCTATAGATTCCCAGCAGAACCTCGCGGTAATAGCCTGCGTAAATAGCGTGATTGTTCATCACGGTGACGATCTGATTCGCTTCGCCGACCTCGTCAGGCTTACCTGTATGGTAAAACATCCCGCGATTCGGCGCAAAGGTGGCCGCAAAGTAGGTCATCATGTCGTCCAAATGCACGAACGACAGGGGCAAGTTCATAGTAATTGCCTGAGGAGTCCCGTCACGATCCTTCTTATCCGCGCGGACCTTGTCATCATCACTGAGTCGCTGCCAGCCGGCCACGTTCTTGTCGATGGTGGCCAGACGGCCCAGTTCTGAGTCACGAGCTGCCTTGCCTTGCAGCAGGCGTGCTTGCAGATATTCCAGCAGCCGCTGGTGATTCTTTGGATTCCGGAAAGGATGAATCGGCAAAACTTCTGCTTTGGGCAGCTCAAGCTTTGCGTGCAGTGGTTGACTCATATCAGGCATTGCAGACCTCCGTGCCGAAAATGGCAGATTCGCCATAGCTCATGGCGTTGCCCATTGAACGACTCATAATGAGGGACAGATACGTATCCATCATCATAGGCCCGTAGGCAGCGGCATCAACTATGTCGTCTTTGTTATCTTTGCGCTTTACGTTGAAATCCATCAATTGATTCGTAATATCAAAGTCGCCCTCCGGAATCGCCCACTCCTGGTTAGCCATCAGCGATACCCACGACCGGATACGACTCACTTTGGGGTCGCCTTTGCCCGCCTGTAGCGGAATCATCTCCACTTGACCCAGCATCTGTCTACCTGCAAGCAGCAGGTTGAACAAGGCGATAAGGACACGCTGCGCAGCTACTGACTCAATTCCCCACACCCACGCGTCCCAGTAGTTGGCTTGCGCAATGATTTCGTTAAACATCCAATGTTCGTCACCACGTCCATGAATCACGGCTACAGTCATTGGCGGTGAATCCTCCTGTAGCACGTGCACGGCGATGGCCGTTTCGTCGTTGTGGCTGCTGAGTCCAAACGCAGGGTCCACCGTTATCCAAGCAGCGACGCACTGGTCAGGAGTCGGCATCGGCAAATAGTGAATCTGGTCGACGGTAAACCCATTCTCCCCGTGTCCCGGCATGTTCATCATTTCGCACATCCAGGTCTCGACGAGTCCTAGATCCTTGTATTCCTGCAGATTCGCCATCAACTTAGCGACGGTCCAGCGGCCGGGCCAGAGTGGCTCCAGCTGTTTTGACTCGGTGTTCTTGACCAGCGCGCCAAACACGACCGGGTTCCACTCTTTCTTCCGACTCAGCCGAGCCAAAAGTGAGGTCTTGGCCAGCATGTTGCCCAGCCAGATCAGCTTGTGATTCTGCGCCAACGCCTTGATGAAAGGTCCAAACATCCACTCGTCCAGCTTCTTCTGCTGAAACTCCGACGCGGTGTTATCATTGTCCTCAACGTCGTCAACCACCGAAATATCTGGGCGCTGGTTATCAATGTTGATTCCGCGCATCTGCTGACCTTGACCAATAGCGCGCAATATGCAGCGTTTGACTCGGCCATTAGGCATATGGAGATCGAAAATCCAGAGCGACTCATTCTCGCTGGATTTGATCATCCGCACCGGCCCAAAGACTGTCACGAAGTTAGGCGACTCGAGGAACCCAATTATATCCTTGCAGGCGCCTTTGGCGATTGGGTTGGTGTTGCTCAAGTAAACGCAAAACCTGTGACTCGTGAACAGCCAATACCAAACCACCACCAACTTAGCCAGCGTGGTCTTGGCGTGGTCACGTGGGATCGCCAGAAGGATTCGCTCCTTTTCCTGATCAGTCAAGAGTCCCCAGATCTCCTTGTGAAACTCAGGAACTGGCATGTTGAGTTGTTCGGCCAGAAAGAACTCAATGAAGAATTCAGGATCGACTCGAAGCGCAGCCACAATTTCACGATGGTCGATATCCACAGACTCGGTGGTAACCGCATCCGCTTCATCGACCTGCTTTAGCAGCTTATCGAGTCGCTCGTCGATCATTTGAACAGGCCGACGACCGTCTTGAGCAGATCTCCGAGTCCTTTGCCGCTGCCGCCAATCGCCGGCGCGTCCATGTAGCTTTCGCCCTGATCGTCCATCGCTGACTTCGCCATCCCGCTGGCGTCCTTGCGCCTCTTGGTCCTTTGACTCATCTCACCTTCGCTCAACAAGTCGTCGGGAGTCCCACTCAACGTCTTCCTGAATCGGGTGAGGAAATCGGACTGCTTGACGGGCGAAAACAACTCGTCAAATGCCTTTTCAAGATTCATCGTTTGACTCCATTGACCTAGCTACCACCACCTATCGCGATGTGGATCGTAGCGGCTTTCAGTTGCTTTCGGTGGCTTAGTCTCGCTGCGCTCGGGACTCTAGCCGTTGAACAATTTATCCAGTTCGTCGAAGCTTGGCTCCACGGTCCGAGTCCTTATCTCCACCGCTCGGCTCAAAACGGGTTTGCCAGTGACACTCAACAGTGAGTCGACTTCTTCAAAACTTGGATTCGACATACTGCCATCGCTGATACTCAGCTGGCGTTCTTCCACCGTCTGCTCATTACCGCCAGTTAAGCGTTGAGTAAGCCTCTGTGTCAAGGTAATTACAGTCCTGCCTGTGCGAGTCGACGGGTCCAGAACCCCCGTTGCCTTCTGATGGCGCCGCTGGGCTTTATTTGCTACAGCTGCGACTCGAAGGAGAAAGTCGCCATCCTTCTCGAACGGCAACCTCTTAATTAGATTCATCATAGATATCTGCTCAATCTGGTCCCAACCAGTTGTCTGGTCGACTCCTTGCTGCGCATACCTACCCGCCACATAGAGCCTGGTTGTCTTGTAGCTTTCACTGGATTCAATCTCGGCCAGTTCCGCTTTAGTGCAGTCCAGTAGCTCCCTTATCGACTCGCTGTCCATTCCCAAGACGCTGTGCTTGGCGATGACCACGTAGATTTCTGGCACCTCAATGCCTAGATCTCGAGTCAACGTCTCGGTAGTAATATCCAGGAGGCCAAACACGCTTGTTACCTTAGGCTGTTGGAATCAGAGGCAGAGCCTTGGCGGCCATCATCTCGATGCAATCGCCGACCGCCGACTCGATCTCGCCAATGCATAGTGGTCCGGCGGGAAACCTCAGCAAACCTTTGTGCTGCGCGGTGAACAAACCAACCGCTAGACTCGAGAGAAACACACTATACACCAAATCGGCGTGTTCTGCTTCAGCGTCCGAGTCGGTGGCAGCGGAAATAAGTTGGGCGACGGCGGTCGTAGTCATGGCAATTTTTCCTTTTCAATTTTCCACACGGCACTTAGCTGTTGGCCTTTGGTCCTTGTTTGAGTCGGGTATCTGGGTGGTGAATTTTTCGTCGTTAATGTGGGGGCCATATTAAACGATCGGCCCTCGCCACTCAATGGGGGGTAAGCCCCCCGGCCTCAATGATTCAACCTCAGTGATTCACTTGTCTGCCGATCGCTGCTGTCTTGACAAAGACTCATGCGAAGCATTCATCAGTCTTAAGATAACTTGTCTGCGACTAGCAGACTCTATTCAAAACCCGTAGACCCGTAGGGTCGAAGGAAAAATTTTTGAGGAACAGACAAGGAACGAGTCAGGGAGAGGGGGAGGGGGTTGAATCCCTCCCCGTCCCGGTTGCTTACTCGGCTTCGTCGGCGGTGTCGCCCTCGCCTTCGGTGGTCGAGTCCTCGCCGGTTGCTGTGTCGTCAAGGAG